AGATAGATCGCACGGTCTTGGCACCACTTCTCTGTGGTGTCTACTAACCAATCGAGTTCAGTTGTTTCTTTATCGAATGATTCTAATGTCTGGGTAATCTGCTTGAACTGATCATCACTAAGTGTAGATTGCTTACCTACTTCAATGGTAAGTGCTTCAACTGATGGAACAGCAGAATACTTTACGAAGTATTTATTGGTTATATCAAATAGAACTTGGTCTGTTCTATCATCAAAGTATTCTTGTTTAATAAATGGAAGAACCTTCCGAGGATACTCCTCAGTTAATAATAGATTCTTCAGTATCAGTGTTTCCACCTTCATTGATTTCTTCCTCAATAAAAAAGTTAAATGATATAGTTGACCTCATTTTAGAGGATTTATTCATGGGAGCAGCATGCTCTAACCATGATGGAAAGATAATCATATCACCTTCTTGTACCCATGGTACAACAGTGTTCTGTGTGATGCCCGCTGTAGCAAGCAGTGTTTCACAGGGGTGATAGAAGTTAGTTGCCTTGTGTTCATTCGGATCGAAGTGAACATAGTATACACCAGACCACTGACCTGGCGAGTGGATGTGTTTCTCCTGCCAGTTCTGTGCCTCGTATACATTCAACCACAAGTCTGTCAGTATCATACTACCATAAGATTGTGATTCTGTCTGGAACTCATCCAGTGTAGGTGTGAATGCGTCTAGACATTCTCCAATAGGAAAGTTACTTGATCCATAAGATGTGAACAGGTTACAGTTCCACTGGTCAGGTGTGTTAGTATTAAATTTATGTTCTTTATAAAATTCTTCTACTCTTGCTTTGATAGGATCTTGGTCGTCTAGATGGTAGCGATAGAGTAAGGTAGGGAATACTTCTACTTTCATGATCCGTACTTAAACTCCTGTCCTGCTGCCCAGTCTAGTTTCTCCATTATTTCTCCTGTGAAGTACTTGTCAGGATCCTTGAGAATAGCAGAAGGATAGACGCTAGACTCCCCAACAACAACACGGTTCCCTTTACGTTCAAAAACTCCATACTTCTCACCCAGTTCCAGTAACCCATAATATTTGTCGAGTCCACGTTCATCATAATAGAGTCTGATAGATACATTTGCGTTCTCCTTTGATAGTCTGCTCTTCGCAGTTTTTGCTTTGATAATATTACCTACCACTTCTTTACCGTCTTTCTCTTTAGACTTACTGAGATAGATTATTGTAGACGCAGCGTACTTAAGTCCACTACCTCCACCCATTTCTTTTGTTGGTACATAAGCACCGACCACATCATATGTATGGTTAGTAACTAACATAGGTACGTTCGCTTTACCTAACTTCAATGTAAGTATTCTGAAAATTGCCTTGACCACCTGTGCTCTAGTCATGTCACGTGTGTCTTTACCTTCAGCACTGTCTGCTAGTTCTTTAGATGTTGACAACATACCAAGAGAATCTAATACAAACATCAATGGTTTGCGATCCTTCTCTGGTTGTTCTAGATACTTGTCTAGTATTCTGATTGCTTGAGTACGAAACTCTTGTACTGTGGTGACAGGCACGAGCATCATACGTGTGGTGTCAACGTTACGATCCTCCATCATCTGTTTGCTGATAGCAGCTTCAGACTCAAAGTATATAACTCCTGCGTCTTTGTCTGACCTTAAGAAGTTCTCTACGATACCAAGACAGAAGAATGTTTTACCTGTGCTACTCTCTCCTGCGATAGCAGTGATCTTGTTAGATGGGATACCACCTGTGATACTCCCACTGACCAATGCGTTGAAAATATAAGAACCAGTGTCGACATACCCTCCTATATCTCCTACTGATCCGTCTGCTAGTATTCCTGCGTAGTCGTTACCAATTTCTTTAACGACATCTTTCAAAAAACTCATGTAAATAAAAACTCAAGCGATGATTTCTTCTCTGTATCCCATCCTATCACAGAAGTGATGATTTGTAAAGGATCAAGAAAAGATTTTTTAAAATTAATCTTATGATCAATACATTCCTCTAGTCCAAGTTCCCTCGGAAATGTGTTGAGGAATGATAGTACGTTCTCTCCAGTATAATTCGTACGACCTACCTTCATGTAGATATATTTTATCTTTTCTCCTTCTTGAATGATAGGGTACTTGTTCTCCAGTTTCTTTTTAGCGACATAAAAATTATACAGGAGAGATCCACGAACATGTAACGGGCATCCCTTTGAATACACGTCTGTGTCTGATTTGAATTTGCGTAGTCCATTGACTGACCTCGGAAATGCGATGTCTTCTGGTGGTAGTGAGTAGAACTCTTCTTTGAAGTTGTTTATAAACGTGATGAGTTCATCCTGCTCACCTGACATCATTATGTTTAGTGCGTCCTTAATAGCTTTACGACAAGGCATCGGAGTAGAGGACTTGACTGCCTCGATACCCATCATCTTCAGCTTAGGTTGATTATATCTGACACCTTCACTATCCCACACATTGAGGATGTATCTTTTCTTCGCAGTCCAGATACCTCTAGCAGCAATGTTCTCACGTTTCATGAACATCTTCTGTTCATAAGCATTAGTATACTCTGCTAACTCCTGATATGATTTGTCAATGAAGGGTTCTAGTTTTTCTTTACATGCCTTATCAAGAAAGTCAACCACTCTCTCCTGACCTACGTCCTTGTCACCATAAACTGTAGTAACTAAATCATCTAAACAGATGTAGATACTATCTGTATCACTGGCGATCACATAATCTTTTTCATTACTATTTAACAACTTATTCAAGTACCCATTTACTTTGTTCTCGATCCAACGAATTGATACCTGACCTGACAACGTGATCGCTTCAGCGTTTCTTAGATTATAGTATCTAAAATACTGGTTACCAATAGCACCATAGGCAGAGTTCAGTTGAATCTTACGTGCCATCTGTATGTTGTTATACTTACTGATGCTCTTCTCTAGATCTTTAGTAGGTGTCTTCTCATACTCTTGCTTTGCTATGAGCATAAGTTTCTTGGACTGTACACGTTCATCGTATATCTTCTGCATCATCTCTGGTAGGAACCCATGGATGTCCTTACGATACTGTGCACCGTTAGCACACGTAGCAAACTGTGGATCTATCTGGTCTACCTTAGTGAGCATGCGGTCAACATTAGTAGAAGGGTGACGTGTCTCCCACAGTGTCTCTGGAGATATATTGTACTGCATGATGAGGTGTGGGTACAGACTGTTAAGGTCAAAGGACACCACCCAATCATACTTACCAGGTATAGGTTCTTTGACGTATGCTCCCGCATACTTCTGATCTTTGTCACTTCGTTTGATAGGGGGAACCACTGTGTTCCTTCTCTTTAGGAAGTTATAAATCAGGGTGTCCCACATGCGTACCTGATAGTACACATCTTTCAAGTTCACCTTAGCATCATATGCTAGGGCGACAGCAAGTTCAAGGAGCTTCATCTTATCCTCTAACTGTAAAACAAGTTCTACGTCCTTGATGTTATAGTCAATAAACTTCTGCCAGTCCTTCGTATAGAAGTCCTTGAAGTTTTCATACTCACTATGGTCTAACTTCTTCTGTCCTAGTTCAACAAATGCTATGTGATCTAGTCTATATGATTCCTGATTAGTGTATGTAAATTTCTTGTAGAGATCCATGTAGTCTAGTACATTTATCCCCATTAGATTGTATAGTATATTCTTACGTCCTCTTATCTCCATCTCTTCACTCTTCACCATGCCCCATGGTGACATCATCTTTACTTCTTTCTCTCCGAATAAACGTTCAAGACGACCACAGATGTAAGGTATGTCATACAACTCGCAATTCCACCCTGTAAGAACATCTGGGAAATCAGTCTGCCAATAAGCAAGGAAGCACTGTAGCAGATGTTTCTCATCGTCACAGTATATAAAATCAACATCCTTACGGGTGTTGTGATAATCCCTCGTTGCGAATACTTTAAGTTTACGTGTCTGATAATCCTGTACTGTGATCGCCAGTAACTGTTCCGCACATTCACGTACGTTAGGAAAGCCATTCTCACATGCGACTTCAATATCAAGTGATGTAATCTTGAGAGTCTTGATATCGTAGTCAACTTCGTCGGAGAACTCCTCAGAAATATACTGATATAAGAACCTATCATAACCATGTACCTCAAAATTCTCTACGTCTTTATACTTGTCCTTGAAATCACGTGCCTGACCTACAGTATCGAACCTGATAGGTTTAGCATAGCGACCATCAAGAGTCTTGTACTCAGTGATCTGATTGCTAACTACGAAGAGAGTCGGAGAGAACTTAAACCTACGTTGAATACGTTGTCCATTCTCATATCCTATGTAGAGTAGGTTGTTACCAACCAAATTTACGTTTGTATAAAAACTCACTTAGTCACCATCTTATACTTGTCAAGAATTTCTTCTTTAGGGTCTAAGATTGTAGCAATAGTATCTGAATATATTAACACGTCTTCATCCACTGTGTGTAGTGGCCAAGGTTCCAGAGTACCATCTTCCTTTACAAGGTATGGTTGTTCTAGATGAGCAGCGGGTTCCTCATCCAAAGTTTCTATCTTGGTGATCAGGTAGATCCCTGACTTTAGTAAGAGGAGTTGTGTTTCCATAATGTTTCTAATTTTTTCCAGTCTGAATCTTGTCGGAAGTATTTGTAGACAGGAGTAAGATCAAGTCCACTGTCGTAGATGTTACTAATATACACCCAAGGTCTATATTCGTCAACCCTTATCTTAAAGTAATCAGGACCGTTGAACATGAGATGATCAAACTCCTGTGTACCACCTACGAAGAGTGGAAAAGGTTGAGGAATATAATTCTGATATAGTGGGGCGGGTATAGGTTGATCGAAGGCTACGATA